TCAAAAACGGCGATGGCCATCATCTGCATCGCAGCGGCCGTTGAACTTGATCATGCCGTCGATCGTGATGGAGCCGCTGCGTCGGTTGATGGATAGGCGAGGCTGGTTAAGCCCGTTCAAGCGAAACTGGCCGCGAATTTCGTCATGCCCAACGATCAGATCGTTGATAGACCACCAGCCGTTGTTGCTTTCGCCGTGCAGCGGCGGAATCAGGCTTTTGGGTAATTGAATCTCGGCGCGGTCACCGTGGATGGAGATATTGATTGTGGCCTGGAAGTCAGACTTTCCGCTCTCTACACTTTGCTTGGGGACATACTTGTGCTGTTGCGCGTCCCACTCAAACCCGGATCGGACCTCCGCTGTTGGCTTTTCGGCGCCGCCATAGCAAACGAGTTGAATATCCTCACCGCGATCGTCACGGTAGCGGTCTTGTGCATACGCAGTGCTGGTGGCTATAAGGCTTAGCGCTGACAGAAACCGTAGACAGAATTTCACTTGATTACCTCGCAAAGTTGATAATTAACCACTCTATTGTAGTTGATAAAAATGGAAGTCATTGAAGGCTCTCAGCAACTTTAATCTGGATGATAGGGACATGACCCTAGAGCCAATGTCCGCAACTGGCCGGCTCAGCCACGTCGGAACTGCAACTGTATGACAGTTTACGCCAGGTAAGACTGGGATAGTCAACCTAACGTAAAATTCGCCCTCCCATGGACAATTCGGGCACGTCAATATCAACCTCGAACAGCCAGCCACCACGCTCCCGGCGCTGTGGTCGATGTCCGTGTGCCTCGCGCACAATCAAGCCACCCAGCCCAGAGCTACTATCTGAGATAAATTGCAGGGAGCGACAGTCAGGCGCGCGGCGGGACACGTCGATCTGATGATAACGCCGTTCTGCTCAGGTCGACTGCCGTTTCAGTGCATTGGAATGGCCGCCCCCCACCACAAGCGTCTCAGGTGCCGGCGCTTTGGTGCGCCGCCCCGCGCTGCAGTCGAACTCCAGCCTCGCAGGGTCCTTGGCGCAAAACCCTACAGCGCCCTCCAGAGGCCGCAACTCATGGTCATCGAGCGACCGCGTCTCAGCAGCAGTAGCGACTCAGGATGATACAATTAATCTAGATCATCCGATTTCGTGCGAACCGCCATGCCATCAACCTTACCGTCCTCACTCGTGCAGCTAGTAGTCGAAAAGCGACGTCGAATACTGCTGGTGGATGACGACGTCGATTCCACCGAGCTTCTTGCAACCCTATTGCAGCATTTCGGCCAAGATACCCTGACTGTGTCCGATCCTACTGCTGCTGAGGCGAGCGCGCTGAAATTTGCTCCGCACATAGCGCTCATCGATCTCGAAATGCCGCGCATGAGCGGGTTCGAAATCGCGATGGCTTTTAAATCGAATCCGGAACTACAGGACGTAGGTCTAATAGCCGTTAGCGGATGGTCAGATCAACAGACAATGCAACGGTCTAGAGAATTCGGGTTCAGTCGATTTTTTGCCAAACCAGCCCCGTTGGATCAGATTTGCTTCGCACTCTGCGACTACGGTTAAGCGTCGACAATTAGGTTTCGGAATACTAGCGGCAACCCGCAACGACTGCCTCAAGTTCACCCTCATATTTCCGGCCGCGCGGCCAGTCGCTAGCTAGCGCCAAGACTTTCTCTCCATCAGATGCGGTCGGCGCCAGCTTCTCCACCGCGTACTCGGGTCGCTTCGGTATATCATCAGCCTTCACACAGAGCACCGGCACCGGGACGTCGACTCGCTGCGTTGCTGGCGCCGGCGTGGTGCCGCAGCCGGACAGGACCCCGGCCACGGCCATGCTGATCAGTTTTGCCTTCATCGCACGCCCTCCAGCATCTTGTTCACATACGGCATCGCCTCGGCGCAGGTCGTAGCACGAGCGCCCGCCAGCTGCTGCAGCGCCTGGTCGTAGCGCCGGCCGTGGACCTCGGCGGCCTGTCGGGCGGCGGCGCCGCGCGCTTCGGCGGCCTTGGCTTGCTCATACCACTGCGTGATGGCGCGATTCTGCACATCGATACCAGCACGCAGCTGCGCTGTGACGCCCTGCTCCGTTTTCAAGTCTGTCAGTGCCTGGTCGCGGGCGGACTTCGCCGCCCACCACAGTGCCCCCCCGGCGCCACCGCCAGCAAGCAGGAGCGCCAGCAGGACCAGCGTGGCAATCTTCCAGATTTGACCGCCCAGCAACCCGCCGGCGCTGGTAGCGATGCCGTCTAGGGCGCTCATTTGGCACCCGTCAGGCAAAGATCACGCTCGGCGCCGCGCCGCGTCGTAAGTCCAGGCAGCGTCACCAACACGCCCAACACGCGTGCTTTGTCCCAGCGCGGAAGTTGGTGACATGCGCGCCTGAGATCTCGGGCGTACAACATGCGTGCAGCCTTGGAATTTGCGCGGCTGCAAGCGATGGTTGGACCCAAATTGTAAGCGGCGTCTGCGAACGCCGCCAGCACAGGGACTGGCAAGCCAGGCTGGCAGGCCTCAACCAGTGCGACGGCCTTCCGCATGTCAGCCGTCAGCAGCGCACCGCACTCGTCCAGCGAGTATTTACGCTTGGCGACTACGTCGGCGCCGGTGTGTCCGTAGCAGACGGTCAGAATGCCCGGCGGGTCGTAATATGCGAATTGGCGCAGGCCTTCCGCCGGCACCGCGATCGCTGTTGCCAACGCCGCCGCTGCCGCAGCGCGTTGTTTAGCCGTTGCTGCCATCGACGCCTCCCGAAAGTTCTTTCTGCGCGATCAGCCGCGCCACGCCCGCGAAGAGCGAGACGCAGCTGGCGATGCCAGCAAACACACCGTTTGGAATGCCGGCCGGTTTCACGAGCTGCACACCGACCTCCAGGCCGCCCAGCACAGCAGCGGCAATGCTAAATTTCATCGACCACGCGCGTTTCAGCACCGCGCGCCAGTCTTCAACCAATTCGATTTTCATTTGAGTTTCCAGAGTGCGTAGAGCGCTGCGGCAGCGCCGGCCATTGCTGCGATCCACCTCGCCGGCCGCTCCAACCAGCCGAGAACCTTCACGCCGCCCTTCATTGAATTCATCGCCTCTGCTATATCGCGCAGCGACGGGATATCGAGCTGACCGATCAGCGTCTTAATAGCGTCCACGCCGGCCAGCGTCTCCTGCGTCAACGCGGTATTGCCGGCCATGTTGCCCTTCATGGTGTGTACGTCGCTGGCTAATTTATCGAGGCGCTTGCAGACTTCCGCGACCGTGCTCTCGACCTCTGCGAGCCGGCGCTGGTTGTCCTCATGACGCAATGCTTCTGTCAACTCATCTGCTGGCATAAATTCTTTCGTCGCATTAATAGTCCCGCTGGAGCGGGAACGTCGTTACTCGTTGGGTGCCGGTTCTGGAGTTGGCTCCGGATGAGGTGGCCAGGTTGCCGGATCATCCGGATCAATGCCACCACGCCAGCTCCAGGTGCAGTCATTTGGCGGGCACCACCATTCAAGGTGGCAGCGAGAGGCGCGAAGCGTATTGATCTTCGTCCCGCTGGCGTCGAAGATTTCCGCATCACCAGGATTTTCCAGCATGGTGCAGGTATAGGGGCCATACGAAGACATGTGCTGCTCCTTAATTATGTTCGATAAGAAGACTGGCTTTAGCCGGCATTCCACTCTGCACTGCCAAGGCAGATGAGCCTGACATGCCGATCACGGCGCCGCTTGCGCCGCCGACTAAGCAATCCCCCGAAGTCAAAGGGCCATTTCCCGATGTGACGTAGGAAATAACAGCACCGGTACCGCCGAGAACCTGCACCTTCCCGCTGCTGTTGCTCACATTCATACTGTTTGCTGTCGATGCCCCTGTGCCTGAACCATAGCCAGCAGGCGTACTTGCCAACGCTGCGCCAACTACGTTATTCACACCATCAGTGCCCGTACCGTTCAGGGAGAGCGGGATCTGAGTCAATGCAAGGGGTGCTCCACGACCGCCGGCGCTCACCGCCGAAGGCGTGGCGGAAGTAGTGGCTACCGCAGCACTGCCCGCCATCATCCCGCCGCCGCCCGTGGCACTTTGACCGACAGTGGGGCTGGTAATAGTGGACGTGGCCGGACCAGAACTCCCGCCGACGCCAGCACCGCCGGTGGCGGCCATGGCCATACCACCACTCGACGCATCGGCAGTGGCGTCGCCGGATTTCGTCACGATTTCTTTATTCAAACAGCATGCCCCGCCGGTCGCTGCCATTGCGCGGCCAGTCGCACTTACGGTGGCGACAGCGGCGCCCGAATTGCCGCCCGTGAGGTTGATATCGCCGCCGGTAGCAGTGCCACCTTTCGCTCCTGGTGCGGTGACAGTTCCGGCAGTAGCCCGCGCTGCGGCTGTGCCACCCTCCCCCCCATTGGCCACCATGTTTACGTTGGTGCCGGTCAGGGTTGACACTCCGCCCGGGCCGCCGTTTACTGGGACCGCAATCTCCGGAGCGACCGCCGGCGTCCCCGCAGCGCCGAGATTGGCAACCAACGTATCTCCAGCATTCATGTAGATCGTTTTGATACACTCGCCGCCGGCGGCGCCTCCAGTCGCGACCGACGCAGTGCCGTTGCTGTTGTTGGTGTAGATTGCCGCACCAGCACCACACGCGCCTTTTAGCGTGAGACGGACAGGTCCCGACCGAGCTGCGGTATAGACTGTGCTGGCCTCATAGTACTCCTGGATCCTGAAATTTGACGCCGTAGTAGCGGTGCCATCGCCTCGCTGCACCCTCACGCGGAAGCGGGACACAGTCTCTGCCGTGAAGAACAATTCGTCGCCAGGCTGCAGGCCCTGCGTCCCTCCTTGAACAATCACGTTGGCACTACTCGTGATAGTGGGCGAACCCGTCACCAGCATCGAGCGCTTTGCGCCGGGTTGCGGTGCATTGGCGACGTTGTTGATCGTCGCGCCGCCCGTAAGCAGCATGAAGTTGCCGCCGGTAGACCAGGGATCGATTGTTCCAGCACTAACCAGGTCCGAGCCTCGCAGCTCATCCAAAGCGCCGGTCAGCTGGCCGCCGGCCGTGCCACCGGTGGCGCCCTTGCCGCCTGAGGGCGAGATGTTCCAGTCGTTGACCTCGCCGACGCCGTCAAAACTGGTGACGAACAGCGTCAGCGCGGTACCGCTGTAGCTTTGCACCGGCCCGAACACGCGTTTGTTTGGGTCGCTAGCACTCACCGCGACCATCGGCACGCCAACAAGGAACTGCTTGCCGGCGGGCACTGCGAACGTTTTTGCACCGGCACCGACCGCCAGCGACGTGGTGCTTGACGCTGTCACACCGGCCGACGAAGTTGCAGCCAAAACTGCGCTAGAGGCGGCCGCCACCTCGCTGTCGTGCGCGTGCTGTGCACTTACGCCGGCCGCGTCAGCGAACACTCCAGCTGCTACCGCAGCATCACCTGCCAACGCCGCCTTCGACGTCGCAGTCGCCGCGCTGGCGTTTGCCGCGACCTCCTTGGCATTGACGTTTGCCTCAAGGGCATTCGCCTCCGCTCCCCAAGCCGGCAGTTCGGCCATGTAAGTAGCTACGGCCAGATTGAATGGATCTTCGGCCATCGACTGGTTCGGCAGCCCCTCCATCAATTTAGTAATTGGCATTAAACAGTCCCCTCAATTTGCAAAGCCATTTTTGATCGCGTTAAACCTTCGATCACGTTTTTGAACGCCGAGAATTTCCCGCACAGCACCGTGGACTTGAATTGCCGCGCGCCGATGTAGACCAGCACCTTCTGGCGCCTCGCTGCGAGCCACTCCTGCAAATAGTCGATCTCGTTGTTGTCGAGATCAACATCGATCGACATGCGCTTGGAAAATCCGCGCTCCGTGGTCTCGCTCGTGCCGTCGAAATTAAACTTGGTGGTGGAGTAATCTTTGATGTCGGTGCTGAGCCCATATTGCGAGTAGCCGAAACTTTCGATTGGGCCGATGCGGCACATACCGCAGCGAGCAATCCCGCCCGGATTCTTAATTCGGATCGTGAGCGTGGTCAGGTAGTAAAGTGGCAGTTCAAGTGTCAGGAACTGCGTAAGACGGCGGCGGCGGGCGAAGAGCCAACGGTAGAAGCTACTGCCGGAGCTGTTGATCACCAGGTTGGTGGTTTCATGAAAAACCTCGCCAGCACTAGGGTCTGTGGAAATGATCTCAATCTCGGTTCCTTCGACGTTGCCGAGAAAAATCCCCTGCGCTATCGCGGACGGCTTGATCTTCAGTTCGATGTACTCGGCGTTCTCGGTTTGCGTGTTGTTGTACGCATCGAGCATCTTCCAGCGGTTGGTGGCGCCGGCCGGCAGCCAATAGGTCTTGTCAGAAAGCACGCGGTTGAAATTCTGGCCGGCTGTTGCATTATGCGTACCAGACTGGCTGCCGGTGAAGTTGATCGCCGCGCCGCCTTGTGTCGCACTCACATTGAACGTGTCGGTGGCCGGCGCCAGCACGTAGTAGATCGTGTTCGCGGCAAGGCCAGTCGGCAGTGCGGCGGTGCTTTCAAACGATACTGGCGTGCCGGCCACCTGCCCGTGCGCCACCCAGTTCACTACGCCAGGCGAGGCGATGGAGAACGTCACCGGTGCTCGCACGCCGACCTTCGATTCGTAAAGCATATGCTCCGCAGCGACCATGACCTTGTCACCGACGGCATACACCCGAGTAAGGCTTTGCGCCGGCGCGTCATTCTCCGGCACATTGGAACTGACGAACACGCCCGGCTTCATCACATCAATCGGATCCAGAATGATCATGCGGTCACCTCCACTTCTCGGGTGGCAATCGGAATGTCGCCATTGACGGCGCCGTCCAGGAAGTCTTCGGTGTTGCGGGTGCTTTTCGCGATTGCGTAGAGATGTGCCTCCTGCATTGCGCGCCACTCGGCGTTCTCGCGACGCAGTTCGCGAACTTCACCGACCAACTCATCACTAGCTGAGCCGAGCATTGACCTGGTCTGACCAGCATTGAAGATTCGCGACGGGCCCGTGGCCTCCAACTCTGGGCCGTTCTCACCGACGATACGCAGGCCGCCGAGGTGGTCGCCGCCGCCAGCAAAGCCCGGAACATGCAGCTTTTGATACTCATCGCTGCCGAGGAACCCGGCCTTGACGTCGTCCCAGGATTTACCCGAAGCCAAAGCCTGCTGCCACGAATACACTCCAGCGGCTTCGCCAGTGCGCCCGAGAAGGGTTTGATACAGCTCTTGAATCTTCGCCTCGTTCGAGCCCTTGATAGCGGCGGCGATGTCCACGCCCTTCGTTGCCTCGCCTTTCCAGAAGTCGATCTCGGTGGAAGTGGCATCGCGGCTAAGGTACTGGTTGTAGGCACCCGCCGCAGTCGATCCCGCGCTGGCAATCGGATTTGCCATGGCTGCCTTGATGGCTGCGGCCAGCGACGCCAGCGCTGCAGGAATAGATGCGATCCCGGCGCTGATGCCGTTCAGCAGGTCGACCTGCGCTTTCGCCGTGTCGAGAATGCCGTCGAGCCGCAACACTTCCGCGTCGTATGCGAGCTGCGCCAAATCCTTCTGCTTTTCCAGCATCGCCAGCGCGCGTTCCTCGGTACTGAGCTGATCGTCGGTCAACGCCGCCAACGCGGCCAAGTCGTTCTGCGTCTTGTACGCATCGCGCTGATAGTCGAGATAAGAGGCGAACTGCTCCGAAGGATCCTTGGTCAATGTCGCCAGTGCGTCCTTAAGCGAATCGGCGTCAGGCAGCGGGCCACCGGCCTTGGCAATCGCCAGTGCGGTAGCCACCTGGGCCTGGGCTTCGACGCGCGCAGAGACCTCATCGCCAGCCGAGAGTCGCATGCTATCGATCGTGGACTGAAGCGATTGCGACAGACTTTTGAGCTTGGCGACCGAACCAGTCACCTGGTTCAGGCTCGTCTGGATGCCAGCCATCGTGGCGTCGTATGCCGTCTTGATCACGGTCTTCTGAGCGCCAATGGATGCCTGCAGGTCCGAATAGGCCTTGTTCACTCCCGTGAGCAAAGCCTGTGCGGCGTTCGCAACGGCATCAGCGGCCGCTTGCGTTGCGTCTTTGGCTGCCTGCGCGGCAATCACCTGATCGTAGAGCGCCAGGTTGTGACCATCAATCGCGGCGCGTGCCTTCGCCGCCAATTGTTCCTGCGTCATCGTCAGCTCGTCGAGCTTGTTCTGCAGATCGGCCCGCTCATCCGCAATCGCCTGCTCCGATTTGGTAAGGTCGACCGTGGCGGCATGGGTCTTCGCAAATGCGTCGGCCAGCGCGAGCAGCGCGGTGTATTGCTGCGCACCGGCTTCGGTGGCCAGCTTGCCCGAGTCGGCCAGGCCCAGCACGTAATCCTTGAACTTGTCGCGCGTATCCAGGCTCTGCAAGCCCATGGCGGCCAGCTGGTCGGTGACATATTTCTGCACCGGCGCCAAGCGCTCTGCTTCGGTCAGGAAGTTTTCGTTGAACGACTGTGCTTGACTGGCCAGCTCATCGATGCCGCCGGCCAGCGCGATCAAGCGCTCGCGCGCCGCGATACTCGCTATGCCTGTCTGGCCGAAGCTCGTGCCGCTCGAAGCTAGGATCGAATCCAGATTGGCGTAGTTCAAGGCTACTCGCGTCAACGTTTCGAGGTAGCCCTCGCCGACCTGCTGGAACTGCTCCAGACCAGCCACGGCGAATTGGGCCAGATCGTCGCCCAGCTTCGAGAATACTGTCTCCAGCGCAGCCTGGATCTCCTCGCCATCGAGGTCTTTAAGGCTGACCTTGCCGATGTCGACGACGAACTGATTCAGATGCGCTGTGAAGGCATCGCCACCAAGACCGAGTAGATCTGCTGCAGCCGACACGCTGCCCGCGATGTTGGCGATGACTGCGCTGAACTGGCGATCAGCAGCATCACCAAGATCGGTGTACTGAGTGCTGTACTTATCGCTATGGAACAGGCCGCCGGACTTCTTGGTGTCGACGTATTTGCTGGCGTTCACACCAGCGCTGAGCGCCTTGCCGAGCGCAACCGGATCGATGGTTACACCGCCATCCAGCGCGGTTACCCGCCCACCGAAGATTGCATTCGACACGTTGGCCGCGAAATTCCCGGCGGCGCTGCCAAGCAGTTTGTGCCCGAACAGCGTCTCCACCAGATCGCTGGTCGAGCCATTCACGGTTTCGGGCAGATCGCCGCTTATCCCGGAAGTGCGAATCAAAAGGTTGCTCAGGCCGGACAGGGAGGATTCAATCCCGCGCAACGACGTGAGCATGTTGCGCGTGTAGTCGAGCTCGATGCTACTGTTGTTGGCGAAGAGTTCGATCGAACGTTTGATCGAATCAGACTTGGCCGTGCTGTCGCCAAAGACGGTGCCGGTGCCCTGCGATTCCTGGCGTTGCTGGGAGATCGACTTGCCGCTACCACCGCCGCCTACAGAGAAGCCGAGCGCTGCCATGGCCGCTGCCATCGCTGCCATACGGGCCCATGCTGTGTATGGATCGCCCTCAGCCTGCGTGGCGACACCAACTGCAGCGGCCGAGGTGCCCTTCACCATATCGGAGGCCACCTGTGCGGCGGTGCCCGCTTCAACTGCTGCCGTTTTGGTGACTTCGCCCGCCACAGTCGCTGCAGTTACGGTATTGACCGCAAACAGCTTCTGCACCATCGACTGAATCGCCATCACCATCTCCACAGCGCGGTATGCTTTCTCGGCTGCTTGAAGAGTTTTGTAGCCCTTGGAGTTCTCGCTGAAGAAGCCTTTGGCTGCGCTGGCCATGTCGCCATACGATTTGATCTGCGCCTGCGCCGAAGCCTTCGATGCGGCAATCTCAGCCTGGGCGATCTTCTGCGCGCTGTTCTTCGGATCCGCCTTCACTGCAGCCAGTTGCGCCGCAATGGCCTGCTGCTGCACGGCATAGCCGGTCAGGGCCGTAGTCAAGCCACCGATAGCGGAGCCAACGCGGCCAAAGGAATCCTCCATGCCTTGCGCTGCTTGCCGCGCGGCCTCGTCGACTGCTCTCAAGATGTCCAAGAGCTCCTTGGCCTTGGTCACATCAGATCCGGTGTCCAGGTTTTGAAGTTTGGTGAGTGCGGCGACGTTTCGCTGCTTCACTTCGATCAAGCGCTCTGTCTGGGCGATGTCATCCACCGTCAATTCCAGTGACGCGGCGTTCGCAAGGCGGTCTTGCAAACGTGCAACGGTCAGCGCCTCAATCTGAGCTTTCGTCATGCCGAAGACCTCGACCGCACGCTCATTCGCCGCCAGTTCGCCGGCGGCAGATGCAAAGTCACTCTGGCGCTGATCAGCCAGTTCCGCCACGGCCGCCTTCGTCTGCTGAGCCGACTTCAACCACCGATCCTGTGCACCAACGCTCTCGATGAGGGCGCGCACCTCCTTCTCATGCTCTTTGGTGAGCGTAATTTTTTTGGTGCGCAAATCTTCGTTTAGCGAAATGATTGCCTTCTGCGACGCCGTCATTGCAACGCCAGTTTCAATCTGCAAAGCGTTAGCGGCAGCTGCTTCGCGCAGCGGACCGATGAGTGCACGATATGCCTCTGCCTCCTTCTTGATGGCTTCGGCAGATTGGCCAGCGGCTTGCTGCTTGATCGCGTAGCGAGCCAGATCATCACGACCTTCCTCCGACTTCTGGCGACTCGCGTCATCGCGGATCTTCTTTTCGACAGCGGATGCATTGACGATGCGCGCGATACGGGCATCGGTCGCCCGCAGGTCTTCCTCCTGCTCTTTTCGGCGCTCTTCGTTGATGACTCCCATGCTGTTGAAAGTTTTTTGAACACTTGCCAGCGCATCCGAGAATCCATTGGCTACCGCCTTCGAATCACCAAATCCGCCCTTAAACAAGCCATCCGCAGCGCGGCCCAATGCGTTGAGCCCATCGCCCATACCGCTGAAAAACGTCCCGCCAACCGCCATCAGCATTCCGATGTCCTTGCCCACATTTCGCAGCGAATAAGCAAGCCCCTCCCCGCCAATAGCGAGCGCCTCAAACACGGTAGTGAGCGACTTATGGATCGCACCCGCCTCCTCGGCTGCTTTTGCCTCGCCCGATACAGCCAGCCCGGTCGCTCGCATAATGGCCTGAAGGTCTGTGAGTGCAGCTGACAGGGCCAGCACGCCAGCCATGGCGCCATCGCCGAAGCCAGACTGCGCGAAGGCGAGTTTGGTCATGTCCCAGGTATCACCGAGATTGCTGATCGCGCCATCGAGCGTTTTCGCCTGTAACTCCATGCCTCCGGCGAACTTAGTCTCACCCAACTCGATCAAGTATTTCTCAATCGATGCCGCATTGTTGGCGATACTGGTCGTGGCACCTTGGAACGTCAACGCTACAGCATCGCCGTTTTGCTTTGCCTTGATGCCGAATTCTTTGAGGCGCTCGAACTCACCGGTGGCGGCATCAGCCACAGCTTCGACCATCTGACTGAGGCTCTTTGACATCGCACTGGCTGTGTTGCCGTAGCTGTTCAGGGCACGCTCTGATGGCGTCAGGCCTAAATTGCGCAGTTGAATGAAGGCTTTTGTGACCTCAGCCAAACCGTATGGAGTGCTGGCAGCGAAAGACTGGAGCGCACCGAAAGCCTGATTCGCATTTACCACACTACCCGTGGCTGTAATCAGACTCGCATTCAGCTTGTCGAATTCGCGCTGCGTCTTGATCAGCGCCTCAGCCGCATCGACAATTTTCATGGTCGCAAATACTGCGGCCAATCCCTGCATGGTCTTGGTCAGCACGTCGCCCTGCTGTTCGGCACGTCGGCCGGCGCCACTCAGACGATCCAAGTCGCGCGTCGCCTCCCGCGCTTCTAGTGAGTCGATCCGAATTGCAAGCGTGGCGATATCAACGGTCATGGAAGGCCTAAATAGAAAAGCCGCCTCGCGGGCGGCTGGAACTTGTGGTGAACGGCGCGCGGCCGCCCTATTCGCTGGTCATGTACACCTGGTCCAGCGCGTCGATGCATTCACCTTCGAACGGCGTCAGTCGGATCCGGTGGCGCCGTTCCCAAGCCATAATCTGTTCGTCGGAGATTGGATTGGCGGCCATGCCGCCGGACGTGCGCTTCGCGTTGAGCTGGCAGAAGTACTCCCACACGTGAACCAGTTCATGTGGGATCGGCGGCACGTCGAGCTGCGGCGGCATGATGCCGGTCTGCTCCAGCACCACGTCTAGATGCCAGCGCAGCGTGCGGCCGTCCTTCTGCTTGGCGCTCAGCTTGAGCGCGGCAGCCGCGTGCTCGACCAGCTGCCGCTTTAGATCGTCAAAAAATTGGCATCGACTTCCAGCGCGGCGATGATCTTGTCAACCCAAGCTGGGAACTTAGCGAACAGCGAATCCAGAACTTGCTCGGTAACCGGCAGCTGAACGCCGCTCGATACGAAGCCCGGCAGACCGACCACGACCGCCTTTGCGATCTTCAGATTGCGGTCTTCGCCCAGGTCGAACAGCTGGCCGGCACCGGCATCGGTCTTGCCGTCGATCTGCTGTTTTTTGGTCTGGCTGCGCTTGATGGCAACGACCGAGGTTGCGCGGATGATGGCGCGGTACTGCTCGCTGTTCTTGCCGACAATGTCAAAGCCAGCAGCGTGGTCGCCGTCGTCGTTGAACAGCACGCTGACGGTGTGGACCTTCTCGATCGGATTGGCATCGGTGGCCAGCAGCAAGTCAACGTCGATGCCGGCAGCCGCAGCGGGCGAACTGGCGATCACAGCAGCTGCGGTCAGACCGGTGATGGTTTGGGTATTGGTATTGAGTTCCATGGTGTTACCTTTCGCGGGATAGTAAATGCCCGTGCCGGCCGCCGCGCCCGCGAAGGCGACAGCGACCGGTCGGTGCTGGGGTGGCTTGCGCCAAAAGGAAACCCGGCGGGCGGCCGGGTGTGGTTGATATTGCTAATTAAGCAAGTGTTGTATCTTGGAGAAGAATTGTCGACTTGCCCGCGCCAACGCCGGCCGCGTTCGGGCCAGCCACATAGTCGTACTGGCGGATGATCTCCTTGTCGCCCGACTCGCCGCCGCCAAAGACCTTCACGTACGGCATCGCGATCACGAAGGCGCCGCCGATGCCGTCGTCGAGCCGGTTGATCAGCGAAATCGCCTGCTCCTGGTCGAAGTAGTCGTCCATCTCGCCGTTCTCGTAGTACACGCTGATCTGGCCGGTGACGTCGATCATGTCCATGAACACGTCTGGCGTGACATTCGAGCCGACTACCTTGCCGACCGAGGCGTTGCCGTTGATGTCGCAGCTGAAGTTGGTGCAGACCTTCGAGGCCTTGCCGTTGATGATGGCCAGCCCGGAAGGCGTCACCAGCATGTCGCCGCCGCCGGGCGCGGCCGGGTTGGTGAAGTAGGCTGCAGTCGCCTTCTTGCGATCCTGGCCCATGTAGGCAATCTCGGCGGACACCTTGTCGTCGGCGGCCAGGCCGATGTTGATCGAAGCGACGCGTTGACCGGTGAAGCGATAGGATTCGGTGACGGCCGTGTACCACTTCTCGATGGTGTAGCTGTCATTGGTATGGCCGGTCTCCGGGATGTAGGTGATCTTGCCCGGCACTGTGATGCCAATGCCGGCAGAACTCGCTGCAGCAGCCACTGCCTCGGCCACGGTAATCTCGGTGGCGGTCAGCGCAATGATGGTGAACAGCTTATCGTTGTTCGCGCTGCCGCCTGCGGTGAAGCCGCTCGGTTTGAACAGCATACCCAGTGCCAGGCCGTCAGCGATGAACGAGCCGGCCGAGCGCGTGAAATGCGGCGCGGCGGCGGCGGCCGTTACGGTCAGGCCGACCAGCGGCGCCACTGCCGTCCAGTCGCGGCGTACGATCGATGCCAGCTCCGAATCGATCAAGCCCAGCGCCAGCTCGACACCGATATTGCCATCGACCGTGCGGCCGCCGTGGCGCGCCATCGGGCGCTGCGCGTTGGTCTGAATCGCGGCCGACTGGATCTTGTTCTTCTTCAGCGCGATGGAATCGCTGACCTTGCGGAACTCGCGCGCACCGGTGGCGCCCGGCAGGACACCGAAGGCGCCCTCCTTCTTGCGGATAACCTTGGTCAGAACTTGGGTCTGAATAGTCATGGTAAAACCTTTCTTCGGACGAAAAAAAGCGCCCGAAGGCGCTGGTGGAAATTGCGGTGGAGGTGGAACTAGCTGAAGTCGTCAGCCGAGTACTTGATGGTGATGGGCGTCATCCAGAAGCCAGCGCCGTCGGGGCGCGATTGGGCGATGGATGGCGTCTGCTGGATGCGTACGTTCAAGCCGACCTTGGTGATGGTTGTCGGGCATTTGAACAGTACCTCTATGGCCTTGGCCAGATCGTCGCTGTCACCAGTGCCCTCATTCTCCGGCAGGAAGATCCCCACCTGGTAGATACCGTGGTACCGGCGGTGCTGGGCACCTTGGCTCGGGTCCAACGTATCAGCCGGCATCAGGTCAGCCCGGATGTGGCGCGCACCGATTTCCGGCTTCTTGCCACGGTTCTCCAGGAAGAGCGGCATCGGCGGCACCTGCGCACGGGCCCAAGCCTGCAGCTGCCCCTCCAGCGCCGAACGGATAATCTTGTTGCTCATTGCAGGCCTCGCACGTAGTTTTCCAGCGCCGCCGGCAGGTTGGCCAGCGTGACGCGGACCATACCGCCCGGCGCCTGCTGGCTGTAGCCGTATTCGAGCTTCCCGGCATACGGTAGGTTGTTGACGACCCACACCTCACCGCCGGCTTTCAGGCTGGTCACCTGCCCAGCGATGCGCGCGATGGTCGCGGCACCGGACTTATCGAGGCTGTCGAGCGTGCCTTGCGGAACAACCTCGCCGAACTGCCAGTTGCTGCGGAAGCGGCCGGTATCGACCGGGCTCCCCACCACCGTGCCCTGCGCTACCAGCACCACCGCCATACGAGTAGCCTTATCGATATTGCCGTCGGCGTGCCGAATGAACTTCGACAAGTCCGCGCTGAACGAGCCGGCCATCAGTTGCCCCGCAACTGCAGTGTGTATAGCACTGGCACGTCAACCGGCTCCAGCTTGCCGACGGTGATGATCGCGTAGCGCACGCCGCCGATCAGCACCAGGTCGGACACGGCCGGCTCGGGCAGCGGCTGGCCGCCCAACTGCAGCGGCGAAAGCAGCAGCTCCTGGTCGCCGGTCTGGATCAGCTCGCCGTCGATCCGGTCGGCCGTGTAGTTCAGTTTGACGCCGACGGCGGTGTAGTCGGTGATGTCCTGCTCAGGCTTGCCAGTGTCCGGATCGTCGTCGCCCAGCACGATGCGGCGCAGCGTAACGGTGCCGCCCTTCTTGCGCAGCTTGGCGTCCGTCTCGCGAGCCTTCTTGGCATAGTCGGTCATCAATCCGCCTTGAGGTAATCGTGCGGCGGTGTCTTGTTGAAGCGAACCGCCTTGATAGTGGCTTTGCCATCGATCAGCGCGCGCAGCACGCGGTGCCAGCCGTCCATGATGAAGCCCTCTTCGCTGAGGATCACCGGATGGCTGGTGTCAACGTCCAGCGCGCGGCGCATGTGGTGCGCCATACCGAATGGCGAGCCTTCTGGCGTCCAAACTTCGGTGCCCAGGTAGATCGCGGCTAACGGCAGGTCGAACGGCTCCAGATCCGCAGCGCGCGCTATCAAGTTGGTAACGGTCCAGACCTTCCCGTTGTGGCTGTACGTGTTTTCATGCGCCGCGCAACCTTCAATCTGCACCACTGGAAACTTACTCATCCGCGCACCACCTTGATCATGCCCGCACCGCCGGCGGCGCCAAAGAACGGCTCCAGCATCGCATCGATGGCGACAAAGCGCGCGGCAGCATCGGTGTTGTGCTCGAAGTACTCGGTTTCCAGCGGCCCGGTCTTGTCGCGCTTCACCTGGTTGTTACCGGTCTCCAGGTCCGGAAGCAGTTCCTCGCCACGCGCCGCGCGCACGGCCAGGTCAATGCAGGCGTTGACCACTTCCGCTGGCACGACAGTGCTCAGCACCGGGAAGTCATCGACCACGACGTTCCAGCGCGGCCAGTCGAGCGCCTGTGCCTGATACACGCGGCGGCCCGCCCAGCGCTTGCGGTAGTTGGCCAGCATGAATTGCGTAGAGCGGCGCAGCGCGACTTCCTTCTCGGCGTCGGTGCGCGGCGCCCAGTCCGTGACGCCCAGGGCGACGCAGCGCGCATCGGCCGACTCCACGCTGGCGTAGCTATCTGCGTCACGCGTGCCTTCGCCGGTCTCGATATTGATGGTCATATCAAATTACCATGTATAGTTCAAAGCTGTTCAAGAGGGGGGGGTGACATGGAAGATGAGGGGCAAGAACCACAACTAGACAGCGATCAAGAAAGGCTGATAGCGGAGTTCATGCGTCGATCATTTGGCGCCTCATTCATATTCGCACCCAAGAATTTCAAAAAAGAGAACGGGCAAGAGAAAGAGGCATGTGACATATTTATCATAGTCAATAATGTCGTTTTTCTCTTTTATCTGAAATCCGGCCGCAAACCGCCCGAAAAACAGATCGCAGCAAACGCTAAGCAATTTAGAAATTTCTCTGCACTCTGGCGTACCGGAAGAAAAGAATATCGGCTAACTGGTAAGAATAATTTCGGCAACATTGCCGAGATTGACTATAGTGATCAGCTAAAGATCGTATTCGTCTCGGTTATCTCTCATGAGACAGGTGTGTCGTTAATACCGCACCAACATCGGTTGCCGAACGAGATTTGGATTAGCATCCCAGAATTTTTACTTCATGCATTGAAAATGTATCGTGCAACATGCGTCGATTTGCTTATCGTAGTACGCGATAGCTTGATAGAAAAATCCGGCAATACCCAATCACTGAAACGTATCGTATCGTAGCGAAATATATTAAGCGGGCGCGTTTGGCGGGAGATCCAGACGGTCAGTACATTAATCGAGGTGCAACCGGCGACTTCAATAGAGTCCACTATGCCATCGCAAACATGAAGCTTCAACAGTATCCCGAATTAGCTAGTTTTTTTTCTGATCTTTCACTATTCGAGTACGCTTCAATCGTCGGTACAGTGTTACGTGGCTTCAAATTAGCAAACGCGCCGAAGTTCACTACGGCGCACACCTTCAAAATTATCGGCTACTACAAAATCCGTATCGATATAATCAATATATCGGCAAATAATCTTCCTGAAATTCTTGAGCAGTTTTCTACTAAGAATCCACTCGAGACTCCAGGGATACTGCTAACCTTCGGAGATATTGGCGGATTAAATGACTACCTTAGGCCGATTAGTACCGGCGTAACAGACAGTCCAATGAAAACACAAGTGGAGCACTATTACGAACAACTCCTCATGAACTATCATCCAACCTGCCTTTAATAAGCCCCGACGTTAGGTGTTCCCCCCTGCGCGAGGAACTGCCCCTTAAAGGTAAAAGTACAAGAGGCATATGACCACTCCAGTGGATGAATGCCGTCACCAGTGGACATGGGTGTCCACACTCCAGATTGACCGGAGCCGCCCGCTTCGACCACGACGTTGGGGTCCAAAACGCCAAAGATTGTCTTCGCCGCCTTAAGGGAGGTGATCCAAGCCTTATAAGATGCGAGCGTTGAAGTCGGGTACTCGCAGCCTGCGCGGGGAGTCTGATTGGCGGTCGTCGACCACGCATCGGTAGCGACCACCGTGCCAGTTGCCGGGCTCGTTCCGCCTGCGAAGTTGTACGAGACCGAGACGTTCGGAACGATATCGGTGATCGTCGCGCCGGTAACGTTGTACGCGACAGGCGTGGCTCCGGTGACCGACAGCTTGCCGCCGACGGTGAGGCCCGAGGTGTCGGTCATAGCCAGGGTCGCGACGGTGCCGGAGGATGTCGCCTGCGTGACCGCATACTGCTTGGTTGTCGTGCCCGGCTCGCACTGGATTACCCAAATGCGCAAGCTCGGGTTGATGGACAGCAGCTTCGTGACCAGCGTGTTGAACCAGTTTTGCAGATTAGCCAGTGTCGGCGTGCCGGTGTTGATATCGTTGATCGGGTAGCCAATGAAAACATCTGTGACGTAGGCCGCCATTGCCCATGCAGCAGCCGGGATTTGGGACCAGCCCTGCATCGTGGTGCCCGCAAAGCCATAATTGATGTACGGGATATTGAGCTGGGCAAGTGCGTTGGATATGTGGGATGCGCCGCCGTCCGGATTAGCGCGTGCGTTCGGCGTACCTGCGCCAACGAACTTGCTGTCGCCCAGCAGTATTGCGGAGGTGCGTTGATAGTCGTATTGCACCAGCGCCGTATGGATAGTGTTCGGCGCGGCCGAAGTATTACCACTACTGCCAGCACCGAGCAACGGGCCAGTGCCCGACATATTCTCCTGTGAATTCACGCCAGCGTTATACCACCATGTCGCTTGGGCGAATTGGCTGCCCGTACCACCCGACTGTTGCAAAGCTGAGAATAGAAATCCACCGGAACCGGCGGTAGCCACGCTCGCTTCCCAGCGAATCCACCAACTCGCGCCGGCCGGTATCGAGCCGTTCAGCAAGCACCAGTCATCGGAGAGCGCCAGCTCATCACCGGGGTTGACCACCTTGGTAATGGAGCCGCCCCAAGTTATCGGTACCGATACAGGGCTGCCACCGATCATCACCTCTACCCAAAACTTAAGCGTCTGCGCTTTCGCGATATTGACGCGCGTACCATTGCCAGGGCAGTTGAATCCCACCACTGGCTGCACCACTTTGCTCACGGGCCATGGCACCGCCTTAATCGGAATTCGGCCCTGCGCCAAAACGCCCGTTAATAGGCCGACGCCTGAAGAATAAGGTGTAATTTGCACTTGCGCGAGCTGCAACTTTGCTGGACGGCGTAGCACCGCGTTTTTTTGATCCCAAACCATTCTCTTCTCCGATCAGTTCGAGGTTTCGTCAACGTAGTAGCGGGACGTGGCGCCGGCGCCCGCCGTACGGGTGAAGCGCATGTGCGTGACCGCCGGTGCGCTTGGGTAGCTAGCAGCGCTATCCGGAACGCCGACGGCGCCGTTCGGCCAAGCGGTCCAAGGGCCAGCGGCGCTGGTGCCGCTCTCCACCAACACGCTATCGCCGGCGACTGGATTTACCGACACTCGATACACCGAGTTCGCCGTGCCGCCGAGCGCAACCACGACTGGCACTGCATCTGCGAGCGCGCCGCTCGCGTGCCACAGGCCTCCACCTGGTGCACCGGTCGAAACTGTCAGCACCGCGTCCTGAACCGTGGCGTCGATACTTCCCGCAGCACAGGCAACGCGGATCCTTTGAGTATTCTCATACGGGCCGATTGGCGCTAGCGAGCCCACACCCACCGCCCAGGAGCGCGAAGAGTTCGTGCCACCGAGAACAGGATCCAGCAGGTACGCCACGCCGGCGGCCCCGGCCGCGCCGGTCAGGATCAGCGCTTTGCCCTCGGGCAGCGTGATGGTCTTGGCGGACTCGCCTACTTTGATCGTGGTGGTGATGGACATTGGCTATCTCGGCGGTGGAATTAGAAAAACCCGCACGCGGCGGGCTAGTGGTGTAGCGAGGCAGAATTACGCAGCGGTCAGCAGCGCGATCAGGTCAGCCTTGTCGGCAGTCGACGGGAACTGAGTGCCCTTCTCGACCAGCGCTGCTTTCAGCTGGTCCTTGGTCATCGCCGCGAAGTCCAGCTTACCAGCGGCGGCGTGTGCGGCGGCCAGGTCGGCCAGACGCAACGCTTCGCGCTCATTGGCCCCCTCGTGTTCGGCCAGCGCCTGCTCGCGGTCGTCCAGCACATTGCTGCGCTGGTTCAGCTGCAGTTCCAGATCATCCAGCTGTTCCTTGCGCGCCACCAGTTGGTCGCGGCCGGCAATCAGCTCGGCCAGCGTTGGCACGCCGTCATCGGTGTCGCCGGAGATATTGCCCAGGCTCTCGCCGTCCAGCAGTTCGTGCTTCGACGGGTCGAAGTCAGCCTTCTCGATCAGGACGAATTCGCCCTGACTCAGATGGGATGGTTTGATTTTGATGGTGGTCATGTTGTTCTCGCAAATTGCCCGGCGCCGTGGTGGCCGCCGGGTGGGTGGATGGTTTAGCCGCCGATCAGGTGGCCACCCAGGTGCGGGTTCGGCGCGCCGGTGCCCCATGCGAGGTTGACCTCGTAGCGGACTTGGCGTTTCTGCTTGTAGATGCAGAACTCGTAGGTGATGCCCGAGATCGGGTCGGTGACCATCATGACGTCGTCCGCCGAGTCGCCGCCTTCCGGCATGGCTGGCGCGCGCGTGGCCAGTTGGATAGCAGCGCGCTGGAAGAAAGAGTTACGCACCGTTGCGGCGATCAAGGTGATGCCGGTTGCCGCTGCCGGGATCGCCTGGCGCAGACCTGGTGCTTGCAGACGGATCTGGCCACCGTCCGCCATGCTGGTGTCGCCCGCAGCCAGGATGTACTGATTCGGATCGCCGGCGAACTTAACGATATCACCCGCCAATAACGTGCCGGTGCCGGCGGATGCCAGATTGATCAGGGTGGCACCCTTGGCGTAGCCCGCAGCGTTGGTGGTCGCACCAGCTGCGGTGCCTGCGGTGATCAGATCACCGATCGCGCCCGAGTTGTGCAGATCGAAGCCCTGTACCAGGGTGACTGCACCACGGCGCAGCAACTCGTCGGTACCGGCTTCATTCACGCGGAACAGGCCGGCCTGCTTACCTTCGACGTTAGCCATGGCACCGGAGCCCAGAACCATGTGCAGATCGGACAACGGCGCGCCATTATCCTTCAGGATCTTCTTCGGCTGCGCGAAGTCGGACAGGTCGCCAGCGGTACCGAACGGGATGGTGCCCACGACGCCGTAGGCACGGCTCAGTTTCAGGCTCGTGACCGCGAGGTCGGTTTCGACTTCGTTGGTCAGCGTACGCAACGCCTGGGCAATGCGCTGCTGATTGACATTGGCGTAGGTACCGGCGCTTTGCAAGCGCATGGTGTCGTCGCCATTGATACCAAACGGGACCGAGCGCTGCTTGTTGATCGTCATGTCAACATAGTTGACGGTTTGATTGCCTGCATCCTCGGCGTACGCGCCTTGGGTTAGGTCTTCCGCCGCCATCGCGCCAACCACGGGCGAGCGAACAGTTTGATTCAGCGCCGCGCGCTCCGCAGTCGAGTCGCGCGATACCGCCGGGATGAAGCCCACCTGCTCGCGCGCGATGACGTTCATCGCTGCGTAGATATCGGGAATCAGACCGGTCAGAGTCAGGATAGTCATAAGTAATGCCTTTCGAAATTAAAAAGGCCCGCACAAGGCGAGCCGGTCAGGATGGTTTGAGTTGTAGAACGGTCAGGCTATCCAGCCCAAAGCACCCCGCCGACATCCATCAGCAAGGCATCAAATGACCCCAGAAAAGTAGTCAGAAATTAACTGGGGCGTATCAATCGGTAACGACTGCGCCGCCTTTAACGGCTTCGGCCTGTGCTTGGGGCGACATGGCAAAGAACTGCGAGCGCTGGATTTCCTTTGCACCACCAGAGCCACCTTTACCGCCGCCGGCGCCGCCACCGGAAGCGCCGGAGCCCTTCAGGATCGAATCCTTGTGCGAATATTGGCCGACCATGACCTGAATGGCTTCTTCAAAGTCCGCGTGGTTGCCGTGGTTCGTGGCCGAGAAGATCGGATTGCCATCCGCGCCCAGCGGCACCAGCTTGCCAGCTTCGACTTTGAAGCGCTCGCCGAAGAACTTTTGCGCCATGTCGGCAGGGATTGCCAGCTTATCCTTGATGAATGCCGAGCCCGCAAACGAGCCGCCGATGATGTGGGTGTTCAGCTCGGACGTGCGCTGCGCCAGCTGGTCGGTCAGCAGCTTTTCCTTTTCCTGCGCGGCGCGTGTGGCGTTGGCCACGGCTTCCTGCGCGGACTTGGCAGCGGCATCCTTGATTTCCTGGACCTTGGCGGCAGTGGTCAGGTCGCCCGCCTTGATGTTCTTTACGGTCTCCAGTGCGGCCAAGGCAGCGGCGCCGTCCTCGATGCCCTCGAACGATTTCAGCTTGGTCTCGGCAGCCTCTTTGGCCTCGCGGTGGGCTTTCGCTTCGCCGTTCAGCCGGCCGATGGTGGCGACGGTGCCGTCGGCGTCAAACGGGGCTTCGCGGCCGTCGGTACCGATGAAGATTGGTTGCTTCCGGTCGGCGTCCATAGCGATGGTGCCGTCGGTGTTGAATTTGAATGGCATGGTAAGACTTTCCGGGCATCCGCCCTATCGATGGCCGTCCGGCCGTTGCGCCGCGCTGCATCCGCTTGCGGCAATAAAAAAGCCGCCAGGTTGACCGGGCGGCTTTCGTTGAGACGTAAAAAACCCGCCGGAGCGGGTGGTGTGTACTTAATGGAGGGCGAGAATTACTTGGCGCTGGGATCTTGCGAGGGGGCAACAGGCAGCTCTTGCCCGCAGTCAACCGCATCATTGGACTCATGACCAAGTTCGCCCTCGCTGGGTGCTGAGCTGTTTGCTCCAGTGGGCGTAACGACCTCATTCGGGAGTTTAAATGTTCGATACGCGGTGCCGATATGAAGCCATTCGCTGTCAATCTGCGTATCATCGCGGGAAGATCCTCGTTTATCGTTCATGCCACTACCATCCTTTCCCCCTTCAATAGGCAGCCCACGCAGATAATCTGCCGCGTGCCGCCCTTCAATTTACGTGCCTGCATCATGGCGCCAATGACCGTTTCAATGAACTCCCGACCCGAACAGCGCGGACACTGCAGCATCTCGGCCGGCTTACTGGCGCGCGCGCTGCGTGTCTTCGGCTTGGCCGGCGCCGGCTCAGAGGGAACGAGGTGGAGAGTCATGCGCCCATGATATCACTACACAAACGCTGCGGCGTCGCGCTCTCGCAGCTCCTTGAGTGACGCCATGCGGCCTTTGTTGTTGGTGAAGTCCTTGACCTCGAACTTTCCGGCGCGGTACAGGTCGGCGCGGTAGTTGCCAAGCACCTGGTCCTGCACCTCAACCTTCTGCTGCTTGAACCAGTCCGCATAGGTCAGGTTCGCATCGACCGGGCCGCCGACGGCGGCGCGGCTACCGTACAGCGACTTCTGGCCCTTCAACAGCGCGATCGACGTCGAGCGGCAGCACCAGTGGATCCGGCCGGGCCCGGCGCGCCAAGGGAGATCATGGCCAACTGGCTTGTGGTCGACCTTGCTGTACAGCAGATGATCCCGCGCGCGGCACTCGGGGCTTGTGCGGCCGTCAAGCGTGCTGACCCACATCTCATCGCCGAGGATGTCGTCGTTTTCCTTCGTGAAACGCGTGCGCGTGATCTGCGCGGTGTGGCTCAGCGCCGTGCGCACCACGGCATCAACCTGGTGCCGGCTGGTGTCCAGCAGGCCGTCGGCATATTGCAGCGCCTTGGTGCCGCGAATCTCGCGCACGATGTCGGCAGTGGTCTTGCCCTGCGTGTACCCGACGGCAATCGTGTCCTTGATGCGCTGCAGGCGCGTGGCGCTAAGGTTGTCCGCCCAGTCTTTCAGTAGGCGGCCTTGCATCGGTTGCGCCATCGCAGCCGCATAGACCTGCTCCGGCACCACACTGGCGATGCTGAAGGTGGCCGGCACCACGGCGCGGTAAAGGTCGTACTGGAACTGACCCTCGTATTCCACATAAGCAGCCAGCTCGTCGGTCATGCCGCCGTACAGCGCGGCATAGGCCTGCGCATTCACCTCGCGGACACTCGCCAGCAATTTGTCCAGGCGCTGCACCTTGAACGAGTCGCCATCGACGTCAATCAGCGCGGCGTTCAGGGCGCTGATCAGGTCCGCATCGGACAGGTTCAGGATCCTGATCATCTTCGCCAGCACCCAGTTGCCGTACTGGGTCATGTTGACCTGGTGGCGAATGGAATGGTCCAGCAGCGGATCAATCATTTTGCGTCCGGATCACGCTTCTGCGCCGGTGGGGTGACTTCGTCATCCATCGTGCCCGGTGCTGGCCCCTGCGCATCGATGCGGTCCTTCTCGGTAGTCCAATCGGTGTCGGGCTTGACGATGCCGCGCCGCTGGAGCTCTTCGTGGAACGACTCGTCGGAAAGCTTGCCGGCCTGGTTGGCTTTCAGCAGCAGCTCTGCACTCGCCTCTGCCAGCGTGGCGGCGCCGAAGTCCTTGAAGATGCTGATATGGCCACCAGTCGATTCTAGGATCCACTCCGCCATGAACTGTAGCGCCTGGTCGCCGGCATCTTCGATGTTCTCGGCAACCTTCTGCAGTGCGCATGCACCCTGCTCGTTGTCCGCCAGCGTCTGCGATTCGGTGATGTTGCCAGGCTTGATGACCAACAGTTCGGCGCCAGCCTGGCGCATGCGGTCTTCCGTATCGAGAATTGATTTGCGGCCGGCCTCGATGGCGGCGCCGGTGTGCTCCACGAATTTCAGGTCACCATCGGGACTTTCCGACTTGACTGCCGTGCCGGCGCCGACCGTGATCGTCGCGTTCTCGCCAAGCATTTTGCCGAACAGGATGGGCACGCGCGCCACGTGCAGAATGTTCTGCTGGTCGCTTTTGCTCTGCCAGTGCTCGACGTTGGCGTGCGCCAGCTCCAGCAGCGCCGGCCGGGCACGCATAAAGCCCAGGCGGTTGCCGTAGACCGGCACGAATGGGATACCCTTGAGCGTGGTGATGCCGCTCTCGTATGGCGCCCAGTCGTCGTCACTTTTGTTCTCGACCTTGCGCCAGATCTCCCACGCGCCACGGCGCAGCACGCGGACCTGCTCAATGGTCTTGACGTCGAAGTCGCCATCCGGTACCTCGACCGATTCCAGCAGGCGCAGTTGCGACAGGCCGGCCTTATCGGACAGCCAGCCCAGGATGCTGCGAGGGTGAATCTGCACGAAGAACGGCCGGACGCCAGCGGCATCCTCGTCAGCTTTGGTCACGTACAGCGGCTTGCCGTCTTTGTCCTTGGTGACTGGATAGTCCACCAGGATGCCCGAGAAGCCATATCCCAGCGCCTCCTGGCCCACCTCCGCGAGAAAGGCGTGCAGGTTGCGGCCTTGGCGGTCGACGTCCTCGCACAGCTTCTGAATCTTCGCTGGCACGTCCTTGCCAAAGGTCACTGGCTTGCTGAACGGCTTGGCGCCCAGCACCTCGATGGTGCGCTGGTAGGCCGGGAACAGCGTGGCCACGGCCAGGCGCGTCTTGTGCGCATCCTTGTCCTCGTTTGGCCAGCGCGGCAAGTAGGTTTCGCCAGCGGCACGCATGGTATCGGTGCCGCCCAGCAGCGCGTCAATCAGGTCGCAGTGCTTATTCAGCGCTGCGGCTGCATTGGATTGTTTGCGGACGGCGTGGACCATGGAATTCCTTGTTACATGAGCAGCGGTGCAACCGTTGTCTCGCGTTTCGTGACCGGCCAGCGCTTGGTGATGAAGTAGCCGCCGGCGTCGTTGCCGTGGTCGAAGCCACCTTTTTTGTCCGGCTGGCCCTTGTCGTCATAGACCTGACGTTCAAGGCTGACCGTGTATTTCGGGCACTTCGACGTGTTCACCAGCATGCGGCGCTGGTCGTAGGTATTGCACAGCATCGCGTTGACGCTGTTGATCCGGTCCTTCACGGCCGGGTTGCTATGATCCACCACCACGGAGAACTTGGCGCCGCGCAGAAGCGTCAGGTCCGACTCGCTCGCGCAGCTGGACTTGCGATTCTGGCCTGACGCGTCCGGGTAGACCGAAATCGCGTGCTGCTGGCCTTCCTGCTGGTACCGCGCCTTGATCTTCTCGATCATTGCTGGCGTGTCGAATACCTCCATGAACTCATCGACCGCGCGCGGCATGTCGTCGCGGATGACGAAGACCACGGCGGCCATGTGCGCCACGTTGAAGTCCATGCCGATGTGCAGCGTCTCACCAGGCTTGACCGTGTCGTCGGTGTGGTTCTTCCGGCGGTCAAAGCAGTAGTAGATGACGCCCTGGTAGTTCTCGAAGCTCGCGAGGTACTCTTGCCGGAACGTGCGCGGATCCATCTTGCGCCGCGCTGCCTCAATCTCTTCCACCGGCACGTTGCCGCCATCCACCGAGGTGTACAGCCAACTTTTGTGGTCCGGCTCCTTGCCCTGCCCGTCCAGATAGCTGTCGTAGCAGTGATTGAAGCCCTTCGGCGTGCCGATCCGCAACGCATGGCCGCCGATCCGCTGCTCGCCGTTGATAACGTACTTGCAGGTGGACAGCATCGGGCGCAGGACTTCTTCCCACGCCTCGTAGGGGCAGTCTGCCCATTCGTCCACCAGCGCGAAGAACAGGCCGGAGCCGCGCAGATTGTCATAGGCGTCCAGGCCGACGATGCGGACCACATGGCCAGCCTTCGTAGTGATCGAGCACTCGGTCTCGTTCGGCTTGCTGGCGCGCCAACTGGCCGGGATGGCCTGCTTCAGGCGGCGCCAGAAAACGCGCTTCGCCTGCTTGAACGTCGGCGCGCCGTACCAGATCTCATCCTCGACGCTGACGCCCCACTCGGCAGCCAGACGCACCGCGCGCCGGATCTCAGCCTTGCCCAGGAACGTCTTGCCGAAGCGCCGGCCGCACACCGCGTCGCGGAAGCGCGCCTTCTTCTGCCAGCCCCAGACGTAAATGTTCGCTTGCTTCGGCGTGAGTACGACGGGCGGATCAGAGTATGGGCTGGTCTGGGACATCTTCGTCAGGCTTCAGCACGTACTCGGCAGTTTTCGGAATGCCGCCCTCGTCGGTACCGACCGGTGCTTTCGGCGCGTCCAGTCGGCGGTTCACGTAGACGTCGCCCACTTCCTTCGCCGCCTGCTCGATGATCTGCATGGCTAGGGGCATGTTGCCCTTGGTTTCGGCCTTCTCGGCCATCCGGTCCAAGGCGCGCAGGCGATACGCTCGGTTGGCGATGCCGATCTCGGCAGTCTCTTCGCGGAAGCGCTTGCGCGTGTCCTCGAACAGCGTGCGCCACTTGATGTTCAGCGTCCGGCCGGCGTATTTCGTCGGATCGTATGTCTCGACCTGCTGGCGCGTGACGTCGAGCTTGAATTGTTCCTTGACCGAGGCGACAACTTGGGTCGGCTTGTCGAAGCACGCCAGCGCCTGCACGATGAAGGCTTTGACGTCATCCTTGAGTGCAGCCATGGGGGTTGCCTTCCGTCAAGGGGCCGTCAATGTCAAGCCGCCTTCAGCAGACAGGTACCGCACGCCCTCGCTATGTTGATCTTTGCCACCTCTGGGGCGGCGTTTGCAGCTGCAACCAGCTGGGCCAGCGTGCCGTCGGGATGACCTATGCCGTAGCGGCGGACCACGCCGACAAACTCCTCGACGTCGTGGCCGCGAATCATCAGCTTCGGCATGCCATCCTTGGTGAAGGCAGGGCCGCCGAAGGGATCCTGCTCCTGGCCGATGTGATAAAGCTCGTGTTCCACCAGCGCGCAGAACTCAGCGTCGGTACAGGTGAGGCAGTAGCTCGCGTCCAGGGTGATCAGGTAATCCGGCACCGCGCCGAACCAGTCGGCCATCTGCTGTTGCTGGCGGCCTTTCTGCCATGGTCCGCAGCGGAAGAGCATCTCTTCGCACTGGCCGATGACCGTGCGACCCTGCTTCTGAAAGCCACCCGGCGCCCACAGGAATTGCACGTCGCAATACTCCAGGTGGGCGTGGTCGACATTATGCAGCTGGCCGCCCTCGGCGAGCATCTGCGCCCGCGCCCAGATCAGCACATCGGCAGCTGGGGTGAAGCGAGCATCGAGCGAATCTAAGTACGACGACGGAGGGAATGGTCGGCGCACTGCCATGGTCGGTTCAGCACCTGATGTGACCAC